CTGACCGGCCTGTTCCGCAACGGGCAGAAGTAGACCTTCTTAAAGGCGCTCCCGCCGAACCCAAGCATGAGGAGCATGCGGTCGGTGTCGGGGTAGTACTCGGTCGCGGTGCTGGTGAGGAAGTGGTTAAGGTCTTTCTCCAGCGCGTCGGCCATCTGATCGAGCTGCAGAGTGGAGCCGTTGCTGTCGTTGCGGATCTTCACCGGCCCATCGGTCGGGAGCAGCTCGCTGCGGGCATTGGCCTGAAACCGCAAGCAAGCCTCCAGCATCATCGGGTGCCGGATCTTGCTCATGCCCTCGACCGGGGCGCCGTCAGCCGCGCCCTGCAAGCCGGGCACCTCGATCTTGAGGCCGAGCATCGTCAGGCCTTGCGCCCGCGTCTCGATCCACTCCTTGCGGCTCTGGACATCGTCCTCGATGCCCCGGAGCAGGTCTTCGGTGATGCGCGACAGCTCTAGGTCGCTGATGTCTTCGACGAGATTGTCGAACCAGCCCCTGCTGGCTCGCTCGCCCCTCTCGATGGGCGTCCCGTCGATGGAGACGGAAATGGAGCCGTCGCCATGCTCGATCCGAAAGATGTCGCCGTTCTCGTCCGCAACCGGATCTGGGACGGCCTCGTCAGCGGCCTGCACCTCGATGTCATCGGGCGTCGGGATCCGGGCCTCGGGCGTCACCAGACGGATGTTAGGATTCAGACCGGCCATCGAGGGCCTCCATTTCTTGAACAAATTTATCGATCCCCTCGCGGGCGGCGAGGTTATCTGAGCCGGCCTGTATCTGGTAAATCCGCACGTAGTCGTATGGCTCCTGACCCCATACCTCGACCTTGTAAAGGCCGGGCGAAATGGGGGTGGCGGGGCGGATGGGATCTACAACTGCGCTTGCCAAAACCATGATCAGACCGGGTAAAGTGGGGACGGAGCTGCGCCAATATGACGTATTTCGTCAGAAATGTCAGCCCGGATCTCGGTCACGGGGCCTTGTCCCAAAACCGCTTAAGCCACTGATGGTGTTCCTCGCACATCTGGCTGTGTTTTACGGTCATAACTTCCAGCTTATTTTGCAGCGCGGCAATTTCCCGCTTGGCCAGATCAAGGTCGTCGGCTGGGACAAACTTTCGCCCCTCCTCCTGATCCGCTCGCTGCCGCAGCACCTCATTCTCGGCGTACAGCGACAGACCAATACGACCCGCGTCCTCGCAGGCTCTAGTCATGATCAGCAGATCAGTCTGCAGCCTCACGGCCTTTTGACGCCAGTAAACCTCCCGCTCGGCTAAGGCGGGCATGAGACGACGCAGCATCCGCTCTGACCACTTCTCGGGCTCCTTCAGGAGAGGCTCCCTGCCGGGCTCATGGCGCTGCATGCTTTGCAAATGCTTACGCCACTCGTCTGCCCCCTCTTCACCGCGCAATGCGGCGAACGACATGATCTTGAACCGCTTCATGTTTTTTTCTCCCTCTTTAAACCGGATACAGCGGCGACGGCGGAGCGCCCATGTGTCTGATCTCATCCGAAATGTCAGCCCGGATCTCGGGAGCCCTCGATAGCATGCCAGTCTCGCGCAGATGACGTAGCACCATGCTGGTTGTGTCAACCAGATCGTCATGCTTTGCGCGCGGGAACGTGGCGCACTGGTTGATCACCGCGTCGGACCATTGACGGTCGGGAGCGTAGATCATGCCCTCGGCGAACAGATGCTGCACCGAGTACAGCCGGGCCATCTTGTCTTGTGCACCCGGATTGATCAGCTGGACGGCCCAGTCCTCATGGCCATAAAGCCGGCGAATCTCCTGCGCGACGCTGTGGCCGGCGGCCTTGTCTTCGATCAGAAGCTTGTCCACCCGCATGCGCCGGCAGGTCGCGGCGACCTTTTCGACCAGCTCATGCAGGGGCAGGCGCTCCGTCCATGCGTTCATAAGCATGACGGTCGGGTGCCGCTGCTCGTACTCGCGCTCGACGGTTGTCGAGATGTCCACCCACATCCCGTCCCGGGTGATGCTCTTGGTCGCCATCGCCTTCGTGCCGCCGGTGAACACGCCCCACACCGTCATGGCCGAGGGGTCGTTCTCCTGCTTGGTCGTGTAGGCGGTGTCGAGGCTTGCGACCACGAAGTCCATGGGCGGATACGCGCCATCCTCCCAGAGCTGCCACCAGTCGCGCTGGATGATGCCGCCGCCGCGGGGCTCGGGCGACTGCTGGAACTGTCCGGCGGTCGCGTAAGGGCCCATCACCTTCTCGTCGCGATCGACGACACTCTCCGGGAAGCGGGCGGGGAACAGCAGCTCGCCCTCTTCCTGCCGCGGATCCTCCAGCCCCAGCTTGGTCGGCATCGCCCGCCCGGGGTCGAACCGCATCGGCAGCATGATGTGGTCGTAGCCAAGATCCTTCTCGACGATAATGCCGGAGATGTCGCGCTCATGCAGACGCTGCATGATGACGACGATGGCGCTGCGCAGAGGGTTCGTGAGACGGGTCGGGATCGCTTCGAGGAACGTAGACACCTCGCCCTCGCGCATGGACTCAGAGGACGCGCTATCCACGCTGTGAGGGTCGTCGATGATCACCCGGTCGCCGCGGATACCAGTGAGCGACGTGATGGCGGTGGCGATGCGGAAACCGCCGACGCTGTTTTGAAAGTTCAGCTTCTCGTTCTGATCCTTGGCGAGCCTCACGCGGTCGCCCCATCGCGCCTGATACCATTCGCTGGTGATCAGCTGACGCATGCGCCGGCTGTCGCGGGCGGACAGGTTCTCGACCTTGGGCGCCGCGCAGACGTACCGCAGGTGCGCCATGTCGCACGGTCCCCACTCCCATGAGGGCCAGAAAACGTTGACGATGAGGCTCTTCATCGTGCCGGGCGGCACGTTAATCAGCAGGCGATTATAAGGCGTACCGTCGTCGAGGTCGTCTCCGCGAGTGATCGCTTCGAGGTGCTCGCAGATGAAATCGATATGCCAGCCATGCACATACGGCTCCGCCGGCTCGATGACGTGCCACGCCTGTTGGATGAACTCGACAAGCGACTCCTCGGCACGAGCGCGGTTGATCTCCATCAGCATGCGCTCGGCGTCGAAAGTAACGCCCCCGAGATCAAGGACAGGCATGGCACGCACCAATTATGCTAGGGACAAGATCCCGATCAGAACCGCCGCGAAGGCGATGAATGTCGCAAGTCTCACAACGCCGATATCCATGTCGATCTCCATCAGTTAAGCCAATCACCATCGCACCCTTCAGATACTCGTATTATTTCAGACATAAGTAAATAGCCAAACTCCTGCAGCAAAGGGCCGATCTTATCTAGATCATCATCCGCCATCGCAAGCAGATGATTGGCTATGATATTGACGACCACATCGATGTTGTCGTCCGGTTGGCACAGAACGCAATCGCATTCTGCGTCATGATCTGGAATCTCCTCATCGACGCGCATAGGCTTTCTTCCCCTTGTACAGGCGAGGCGCGACGCTAGGCGTCACGTACAACTCATTGCGGTCTCGATCATGATAGCAGTTCAAGTACATCGCTTGCCGGTGAACACGCATGTTGCTGACGATAATCTCACCATCGGGATGCTCGTAGCAATAGCCTCCATGCGCCGTATCAAGATCCGGTCGGCGCAACCAGCCGAACGTGTGGTGCCATCCGCTGGCACGTAATGGGTCATCCATCCTTGCTCCCTTTCTTCAGAACGGCCTGTATCACCGCCTCCAGCGCCTCGCGCTGATCCTCGCTCAGATCCCGCGGATCGATCTTCTGTTTGGTCTCGACCTTGATGGGGCCGCCGTTGTCGCCGGTGACCTCTGTGCGCGTGCGGTCGCCGTACATGCGGGGGGCGATCTTCATCGCTCGCCACTGCTTCGTCGATATTTGGACCTTGACTGTCTCAATGTTGTCCTTGGTCGCGCTGTCCGCCAACTGCTCAATCTCATCGACCAGATAGTCGGCCAGCGCTTCACGCGCGCGCGCGCACCGAGCGTAAAAATCGGGCCGCTTGTCGAACCAAGCGTATACCGTCACGCGCGGCGGCATTCCCGAATCTTTGCAGATTGCAGTCAAGCTTTCGCCCTCGATCATCCTGTTG